GCTTCTGCTGCAAGCACATCAGCTTCTAATGCAAGCACATCAGCTTCTAATGCCTCAACAAGTGCAACTAATGCTGCATCTTCTAATACATCAGCAACGACTCAAGCAACAAGTGCAGCAACAAGTGCATCATCTGCTGGAGCAGCTTCAGCTTCTGCTGCCGCTTCCGCAGCTTTAGCACTTGCTGCTTATGATTCTTTTGATGATAGGTATTTAGGACCTTACGCAACAGCTCCTACAGTAGATAATGATGGCAATCCTTTAATTGGAGGAGCTTTATATTTTGATTCTGTAGGTGGAGCAATGAAACTTTGGACAGGTACTGTTTGGGTAGCCGCTTATGTATCAGGAGCAGGAGCGCTTGTAGCAGCAAATAACCTATCAGATGTAGCAAGTGCTTCAACATCAAGAACTAATTTAGGTTTAGGAAGTCTAGCAGTTTTAAATAATGTATCAACAATTTTAAGTGTATTAAATAGATCTATAACAACTATTTCTGTAACATTAACAAATGGAAATTTACCTGTTACAAATAGAAGTTTATCAACAATTAATGTGCCAGTAATCTAAAGGAGATTTAAATGACAGCCCGATATGCCCTTGTACTTAATGGTACAACAATACAAGAACTTCAAACCACTGATGAATTACAATTAGGAACTCCCGCATCAGGGGTAGCTACTAACCTAACTGGCTTACCACTTACTACAGGTGTTACAGGTACTTTACCAATAGCCAATGGTGGTACTGGTGCAACATCTAACGCAGGTACTGCTTATGCTTTAAAAGGTGCTAACTCTGATATTACATCCATTACAGGACTTACAACTGCTCTTACTGTAGCTCAAGGTGGTATAGGCTCAACGACTTTAGCAGGTGCTAGTATTCCTGTCACAAGTGCTGCCAATTCATTTACAGCTAAACAAACATTTACAGGTGCAACAGGCTCTCTAGCTTCTGCATTTATCAATGCTACAGAATCTTCAACTATCTCTGCAACTGCTGCTACTGGCACTATCAACTATGATGTAACCACACAATCAGTTCTTTACTACACATCTAATGCAAGTGCTAACTGGACAGTTAATATTAGAGGTAATGGAACAACATCTTTAAATACTTTAATGTCCACTAATGATTCACTTACAGTCGTATTTTTAGTAACTAATGGCTCAACAGCTTATTACAATAATGCTTTTACTATAGATGGAAACTCTGTTACACCTAAATATCAAGGTGGCACAGCTCCTACTAGCGGTAATGCTTCAAGTATAGATGCTTACTCATATACCATTGTTAAAACAGGTTCAGCCGCTTTCACAGTATTTGCCTCACAAACTAAATTTGCTTAAAGGTTAATAAATGTCATTATTATCAAGACTAGCCATATCAGCCGCAAGAGGTTATGGTAAATTTTCTGCTGGGACATCTACTGCTGTATCCGCATCTTACCTTGTGGTAGCTGGAGGCGGCGGTGGTGGTGGCGGCACTTATCATGGCGGTGGTGGTGGAGCAGGTGGATATTTAACAGGTTCAGCAACATTATCTACTTTAACTACTTATACAGTTACTGTAGGTTCAGGTGGAGCTGGAGGAACGCCTAGTGCTAGAGGCACAAGTGGTAATAATTCTGTATTAAGTGGTGGAATAATTAGTACAGTTACTTCTACAGGTGGCGGTGGTGGAGGCTGGTCTAGTGGTGGATATTATACTGCATCTTCTGATGGTCTATCAGGCGGTTCAGGTGGCGGTGGTTCTGGTATTTCCCAAGTTGGTACACCAAGTACAGGTGGAGCAGGTAACACACCTTCAACTTCCCCAAGTCAAGGAAATTCAGGCGGAGGTGCTAGTGGTACTACATCACCCTTTAGAGGTGGTGGTGGTGGTGGTGCAAGTGCTTCAGGAACTGCTGGTGGAACTAGTGCAGGCACAGGTGGGGCAGGAACAGCATCTAGTATTACAGGTACTTCAGTTACTTATGCTGGAGGCGGTGGCGGTGCTGCTTACAATGGTGTTGTCGGTGCTGGCGGTGCTGGTGGCGGTGGTGCAGGTGGAGATAATACAACAACGATTCCAACTGCTGGAACAGCTAACTTTGGTGGTGGCGGTGGCGGTGCAGAAAGATATACTACAGCTATAGGTGGAGCAGGCGGTTCAGGCGTAGTCATTATATCTTACACATCTGGTACAGCTTTATTTCTAGGTGGCACAGTTACTACTTCAGGTGGTAACCAAATTCATACATTTACAGCTTCAGGTGCATTACTTCCTTTAACTGCTCCATCATATTCATTTGATTATCTTGTTGTTGCTGGAGGTGGTTCAGGTGGTAGTAACAGAGGAGGTGCTGGTGGTGCTGGTGGATATAGAACAGCAACTGGCTCTTTATATACAGGATATGTTTATACTGTAACTGTAGGTTTAGGTGGTGCTGGCTCTCAAACTCCGTATGGTGGAGCGCCAGGATTAAATGGGGATGATTCTGTTTTATCAGGTGGTGGTGTTGCTATCATATCTACAGGCGGTGGTGGTGGTGGCGGTAATCCTTCGCTGAATGGTAAAACTGGTGGTTCAGGTAGTGGTGGTGCTTCATATAATGGAAATGGTCCTGGAGGTGCTGGTAATACCCCAAGCACTTCACCAAGTCAAGGTAATGATGGCGGTGGTGGCTCTGCTAATTTTCCTGCTGGTTCAGGCGGTGGTGGTGGATCTGGTGGTGCTGGTGGTACGGGTACTCAATATAATGGTGGTGTTGCTGGTGCAGGAACAGCTAATTCAATTACAGGTTCAAGCGTAACTTATGCAGGCGGCGGTGGTGGTGGTATTTATAGTGGAGGAACAGCGGCTGCTGGCGGTTCAGGTGGTGGCGGTGCTGGATCAAGTAATGATACTATAGCTACAGCAGGAACAGTAAATACAGGCGGTGGTGGCGGTGGTGGTGGTGGTCTAAGTACAGGTGGTTTTGGAGGATCAGGTGGTTCAGGAGTTGTTATATTACGAGTATTAACCACTAATTATTCAGGAACTACAACAGGAAGCCCTACTGTAACCACAGACGGTTCATATAAAGTTATTAAATTTACAGGTTCAGGAACTTATACTGCTTAATGAACGAACCTATTATAGAGTTATTATTTCCAACCCCTGTTATGTTTAATAACATAGACAGAGCTTTTACTAAACAAGAACTCAAGTTTGTAGATAAGCATAGTAAATTAACTTATCAAAATGCAGGCAATACAACAAGCCTAAATAACTACATACTTGAGGAAGAAGAATTTAAAGACTTAAAACAAATATGTTTAGGCCATGTAAATAATTATATAGAAAAGATATACAAACCAAGATACAAAGTTGAGCCTTATGTAACACAGTCATGGTTAAATTGGACTAAACCCAATGAATACCATCACACTCATGCTCATCCTAATAGTTTTATATCAGGCGTGTTATATATAAGTGCAAATGAAGATGAAGATAAAATTAAATTCCATGATAGTAAATATAAACAACTAAAGTTAGAAACAGATAACTATGATGTTTATAATTCAGATAGTTGGTGGTTTAAAGTCAAGACAGGTGGTATTGTATTATTTCCATCTAGCTTAACGCATAATGTTGAGTCAGTAACTTCTAAAGACACTAGAGTTAGTCTTGCATTTAACACATTTTTAACAGGTACGCTTGGTGATAATAAATCATTAACAGAACTAAAATTAAATTAAGGAGTAAGGTATGGCACATTTTGTTAGGATTGAAAACGGAGTAGTAGTTCAAGGTATTGTAGTAAATAATAAAGATACTGCTGATGAACATGGTGTAGAAAAAGAAGAAATTGGTATTGCTTTTTGCTCTAACCTTTTAGGTGGCACTTGGAAACAAACATCTTATAACGGTAACATTCGTAAAAACTATGCAGGTGTTGGTTACACTTATGACGAAACACTAGATGCGTTTGTTCCGCCAAAACCTTTTGCATCATGGGTTCTTGATACAGACAAAGCACAATGGAAAGCACCTGTAGATTACCCTACAGAAGAAGGTCATTTTACATGGAACGAAACAACAACATCTTGGATTGAGATAGATAATGTCTAAGCCTACTCAAGCTGAATTAGAATCAAGACTAAGCACACATGAGGAGATCTGTGCATTTAGATATGAATCTATCAATGCACGACTCAAGCGACTAGAGCAGATCCTATTAGGCACTGCTGGATTTATCATTGTATTCTTACTGACGCAGTTATTTAGATAATGAAAATTCTATTTTCTATAGTTGTATTAAGTTTTATATTATTTTTAGTACACACAGCTGAAGCTCAAACAGAAGAAATGGCTATGAAAACTGAATCAGGTGAAATAGTATTAACTATTCAACCTTGTACTATAAAAAACTTAGACTTTCAATACTATGGATATGCAACAGAAGTTAATCATGCTAACCATGAAGGTTGTTGGAGAGTATCAAGTTTAGATGGAATGGGAAGTATTGAACTTTATTTTCCTGAGATAAATGCAACAGCAGTTTATAATCCTAAGTTATTTAAAAAAAGGGCTTCTCTATAATGGATCCAATTACAATGTTAACAGCCTTTGCTCCTATGGTTATGGACTTAGGTAAATCTCTTATTAGTAAGTTTATTGCACCTGATGTATTTAAACCAGCTACTATAGAACAATATACTCAAATGAAACAACTTGACCTTGAGTTTTTTAAGACAATGAATGATGTAGGAGCAGGTAATACATCTTATCCTTGGGTAGAAGCCATAGTTAGATTAATGAGGCCTCTAATAGGCTTTCTTGTGCTTTCTACATGGGTATATTCTATTGTTAGTGGTCATCCTAGTGAAGAAGTTAATAACTTTGCTTCAGCAGTAGGTTTTTATCTCTTTGGTGAAAGAAGTTTATTCTATATTAAAAAGAAATGAAGCTAACAGAACACTTTACTCTTGAAGAGTTAATAGCATCAGATATAGCAGCAAGACATGGAATAGATAATATTCCATCTA